AAAGTCCGGAGAATCGCATGAGCATGAAACTTCTCTTGCGCGCGGTCTGGGCGCTGTTCGTTTTACCTATGGCTTACCTCGACCTCGGGTGGGCCAAATGGAAACTCGCCCGCCACGCAAAGCGGCTAGGACTTCTGTACGACAAACGAACGCAACGCTACCGGAGGCGGCAATGAGCAACGTTTCCGGAGTCTGTCGGGTTTGCGGTTGCACCGATTCCTCGCCTTGCGTTATCTCCTCTGAATTCACTCTCGACAACAACCCCCACCTGATTGCGACCTGCAGCTGGCTCGACCCGGCGCACACGATCTGCTCAAACCTAGATTGTGTCGCCGTGATACCGCTTGACGAGCTGATCGAAATCATTTTCCGAGCCGAGAAGGCCCGGGCGGTGGCGCGATGAACCTCACCAACGGACAGCGCGGCGATCTGATCGATGCTCTGGAAATGGCGCTTGAGTTTTGCGAATCGTTGCTCGATGCGAATCTCCCGCCCAGCCGGCGAAATTGGACGACGGAAGACAGCGAACATTTCGCGGAGTGGAGTGGTCAACGGACCCGGTACCGGAAACTGCGGCGGGCTTTCCTGGCCGAAGAGAAACGCGCTCTCCGGGCTTGCCCCAAGGAGAAACGTCCATGGCCTACGTGATTCAGTACCTCGGAAGTCCACCGTGCTGGATTGCAGTACGAAACGAAAACGTGCCACCGGCGGCGTTCGACGTCACGTTCCAGCGCAGCCGCGCGCAGCGATTCATAAGTGTCGAAGAGGCGCGAAAGGAAATGATCCGGATGGATTTGTCGGCGTCTTGGAGCGTGGCGAACGTTGGAGATCGGCCGGAACCGGAACCGGAGCCGGAGCCTCAGTGAAACCGAAACGATTTTCCGGCCAGGAAATTAAAACGGAAGGAGGGCGTCCTTCAGAGGCCCTCGGGAACTGGCGAAACGGTTCCCCAAACTGAGAGGCGCGCATTCAGGCAGCATCCTGGCCGGAATCTTAAGTCTTGCAGCTGATGTAACCGAACGGAGACAAAATGAAAATCACACTTGAGAACACCACGAAGATGGTCCAGCTGAACGGAGTGCCGGCGAGAATCTGGGAGGGGAAGACCGAGTCGGGAATTCGCGTGCACGCTTTCATCACGCAGATCGGCGTGCCCGACGGCGAGGACCAGACACAGTTTCAGCGGGAGCTGAAGGAAACCAAAGCGCCCTCGGCCGAGGTCGCGGTCTATCCGATGAGGATGGTCCTGTGATCGCCGAGTGGATTATCTGGAACGGCCATCGGTTCCTTTGCCAGCGTTGCGGCGAAGGCTTGAAACCGATTCGTTTCGCAGAAGCCGGGACGTTCCTTGCTCATGCCCACGCCTTTGTGGAGAAGCATTCGGAATGCGTTCAGCCTGGCACTCTGGCGGAAGTTCTTGGGAGGGAGAAATGAGCAACCGGAAAGGAATCCGGCACGCCACGCTTTTCGCTGGCGAAGAGATGGCGTGCATCGTGTGCGGTAAAAAGGAAACCGCAAGCCCGACCGTTTCCTCGCAGTGGCGCTGCGTGGTTGTCGGTGGCCAGAGACGCTACGCTTGCCCGGCTGAGTTTCCTCCGGATGGCGCGAGCAGAGACGTCTACGAAACGGCCTATTTCAAATTTCTGAAACTGGCTCTCACGGACCTGAACAAATCGGTGAGCCCATGAGCGGACCACTGCTGCTTTTGTCGCTCGACGAGGGCGAGCGGCAGATGATTCTCTTGGCGATGGCTGAGCTGGCACTCTCGCGGCCGGGTTGGGACTGGACTCTCGGAGAGACGGCCGAGAAATTGCATGGCCGCGAAATGTTCGAGGGTTTCAAAAAAACGAGCGCCGACCGCGTGAAGGAATCGCACAGGCCCCTATGACTTTCGGGCGGTGGCGCGGCGTCGACTTCGAAACGTTCTGCAGGAAGGTGAAGAGCATCACCGTCGTGGTCATCATCGGGGAAACGCGCCACGAAATTCCAGTACCGCTCCAGGAGTTCGACCAGCATTTACAAGCGGACTGGCAATGCTTTCCCCCTCCTCCCAAGTCAAAACCAGGGCCTCTCCGGGCCTCACCACGCCCTCAAAAGAAACCCACTAACCCCCAGGTCAACCGGGCAAATTGCCCCAAAAAGCAAACGGCCACTCAAACGGCCACTACCCCGGCGGCGGATCGGACAAAGAAAACAAAACACAGGGCATAGGGGAGAAGAGTTGCATGCTGCTACAATGCAACCCCCGGGCTACGTAGCGCCACGGAGTGCTACGGAGAGCAGGTAAAGCCTTTCCTTTCTTCGGACCCACACCACGGAGAGCTACGTAGAGCTACGGTCCAGGAATCCAAACGGCCACTCAAACGGCCACTCCCCCCGACCCTTATGGCCATATATAGCCATACGGTTCCCGCGAATTCCCAGGAGATCGGGCCTCGCGGTCCCGTAGCGAACTGCGCACTTCTCCGCACTTGTGCGCAGCCAAAACTGCAGCGAACCGCTGCAACTCTGGTATTCTTTCCCACATTCGACCGTCCGAGCAGTCCACCGAATCTGTTCGGTCACCTGAATCACCACCGTTCGGCCGAGCGTCATAGGGGGCGCTCGGCCTCCTGCCTCGATTCACAATCGTAAATTTTAATTTACTAACCCCTCTGGCATCCGGCATGCTGGCCCCGGATCGGCGAGCGCGCTCCAAAAGGCGCGAAGAGGTCCGGGAATTCCGGAGTGAACGGGATCGACCAAGGAAAACATCGCGGGTTCGAGTCCCGCCGCCGATACCAACCGGCATCCGTCTGGCGTCCGTCCTGGAAACATTCGAAAAGTTCTATAGACACACACCCCCGTCGTCCCCATTCTCCAGACTGACGTTGTCGTTTTCCTTCTGCCCCGAACGCGGGCGGAGCCGATGCTGACCAGCAGTGGGAAAACTTAAGCTTCGTAGCAAGCCCCGATGCGGCTGAGCTAGCGACTTTTTGGCTAGCTCATTTTTTTTTGCCTTTCGGATTTCAGGAGCGTCTGATGCCCACTCTTCTCGAGCTGCAAACAAAACGGAACACCCTGGTGACCCAGGGCCGCGCGATTCACGACCTCGCCACAAAAGAAAAGCGCGAGATGACGGCCGAAGAAATCACGAACTTCGATAAGTACATGGCCGACTCGGACGCGGTCAAAACCGAAATCGACGGCATCGCGAAAGCCGAAGCGCGCACCAAGCGCCTGGCGGACGCCACCGCGGACCTCTCAGCCAGCGCGGGACGCCAAACCGAGAACCCGAACCCGGATCCGGACGCGGCCGAAACCGGCGTTTTCAAATTCCCGAAGCGCAATTCGCGCGGCGTGCTGGGCCACATGTCGACGCGCCAGATCAAGATCGCAAGCGGCACAAACCGCTTTGCGAAGATGAACACCCCGGAAGTGCGAACGAAGTTCGCGGCCTGGATGCAGGACGGCTCGAACGACAGTGAGCTCCGCAACCTGCAGATGGACCTCGACACGTCCGGCGGTTTCCTTGTGACTCCGCAGCAGTTCGCAGCCGAACTGATCGCGATTGTCGACGACACGGTGTTTATCCGCCAGCTCGCCACGGTCATGACTCTTGTGACGGCGGCAACCCTCGGCGTGCCCACTCGCGACGTTGACATCGCCGATTCCGATTGGACTTCGGAACTGAATACCGGGAACGAGGACACCGTCCTCGCTTTCGGAAAGCGCGAGCTGCAGCCTCACCCGCTCGCCAAGCGGATCCGCGTCAGCAACAAACTTCTGCGCGCAGGCGCCCTCGATGTCGAATCGATCGTCAAAGACCGTCTCGCCTACAAGTTCGCCATCACCCAGGAGAAAGCTTTCCTCCTCGGCAGCGGCGCACAGCAGCCTCTGGGCGTCATGGTTCCGACGACCAACGGCGCCGGGATCTCAACGGCTCGCGACGTCCAGTCAACCACGGCCGGCTCGCTCACCGCCGACGGCCTGATCAACGCCAAGTATTTTTTGAAGCCCAACTATTGGGCGAACGCGCGCTGGATCTTCCATCGCTTCATCATTCAGAAGATCCGCCAGCTGAAGGATTCGAACGGGCAGTACCTCTGGACTCCTGGCGGCATCGGCCAGGCCTCTCTGACCGTCGGCGCGCCGGACACGATTGTCCAGCTGCCCTACCTCGTTTCGGAGTACATGCCGAACACCGTCACCTCCGGCCTCTATGTCGGCATCCTCGGCGACTTTTCTTTCTACTGGATCGTGGACGCGCTCTCGATGCAGCTGCAGCGCCTCGTCGAACTCTATGCCGTGTCGAACCAGACCGGCTACATTGCGCGCGCCGAACTCGATGGCGCCCCGGTTCTCGAAGAGCCTTTCGTCCGCTGCGTCATTCAGTAAAGCCGCAGATTCTATTTGAGTGGAAATTTTCTTTAGAGGAGCTGTCAGATGCCAAACCTTTCGAAAAATATCAACGTCGTGCGCGTCGTGAACGCGCAGGCCGCCGGGCTGACGGCCTTCACCGGCACGCACGTCGACATGCAGGGCTATGACTCCGTTATCTTCATTGCCGGCCTTGGCGCCTTGACGGCCACGCAGGTCACGAGCCTCCAGGCGCAGAACGGCTCGCTCGTAAACGACACGGACCAGGCCAACATCACGAACGCCATCACGGCAGCGATGGCCGACGGCGATTCGAACAAACTCCTGATTCTCGAAGTTTTCCGTCCGCTGCTTCGCTACGTCCGCCCGGTCATCAACCGCGCCACGGCAAACGCGGTGATCGATTTCTGCATCGCCATTCAGTTCAGCGGCGACAAGCTTCCTCCGACGCTCGACGCGTCGGTCAGCAAGTACCTCGCAACGATCGGCGTGTAACTTAAAGCGCGACAACTTAAGTTTCCGTTTGAGAAGGAGCTTTCAGCATGTTCGTAAAAATGATTTCAACGGCCGCAGGGCCGAGACTTCCGGAACCACTCCAGGCCGGAAAAACCTACGAGGTCGACGACGTGTTCGGTCAACAGCTCGTCGACAACCGGGACGCCGCGGAAGTGGAGAACCCCAGCCCGCACCGCAAGCCGGCCGACCGGGATTCCGCGATCGAGGAAGGCACAAGCGAGACAGCTGCACTGCCCGGCGCCGCGCCGAAGTCTCCGTCGCTGATGGACAGACTGAAATCGAAAAGCGCGAAAGTCGTCGACGTTCCCGCGAACGACGCGCCGACAAAAAAGTAATCATGAGAGGGGAGCCGGATGTCAGCATCGCTAGTTGTCGTCACGGCTCCAGCCTCTGATCCCGTCATTCTCGCCGATGCCAAACTTCATTTGCGCATCACCGACACGGACAGCGACGCCTACATCACCGGCCTGATCACCGTCGCGACGCAACACCTCCAGAAAATTCAAAACCGCGCTTTCATCACGCAGACGCTGCGCATGCAGCTCGACAGTTTTCCGGACATGCCCAACGCGACGCTGAAATTTTTCACGCCGACCTACTCCGTCGAGAGCTACCTGGCGCGCGCGATCTCCCTGATGAGCGGGCCGATCCGCCTCCTGCGGCCGCCATGCCAGTCGGTGACTTCGATCAAGTACCTCGATCCAAACGGCGCGCTGCAAACGCTCGCGCAGAACCCGGCTCCAGGCCTCCCCGGCTACATCGTGGACACGGACAGCGAGCCCGCGCGGATCCAGCCGGCAAACAATTTGCCCTGGCCAGTGACGCTCGCGCAGCAATCGGCCGTGCAGGTTCTCTACGTCGCCGGATACGGAGCGTCGGGCACGAAC